TAAAATTATGGCCGCGGCTACATCGGGTTCATCTATTCGTGGTCTTTCTATTAACTTACTATTCCTAGACGAGTTTGCGTTTGTAGAGAATGATGCACAATTCTATACATCAACTTATCCTGTGGTATCTTCTGGTAAAGATACAAAGGTTATTATTACCTCTACAGCAAATGGTATTGGTAATGTATATCATAAAATATGGGAAGGTGCTTCGCAGAGTACAAATGAATATAAACCGTTTCGAGTAGATTGGTGGGACGTACCAGGGCGTGATGAAGATTGGAAAAAAGAAACCATATCCAATACATCCGAACTACAATTCGAGCAAGAATTTGGTAATACTTTCCATGGACGGGGTAATACCCTTATAGACGCAAATCACCTACTGGCACAGAAATCACTAGACCCTATAGAATATAAAGAGAATATTTGGATATACGAAACTCCACAGGAAAAACATGATTATGTGATGACGGTTGATGTAGCAAAGGGTAGAGGTCAAGATTATTCTACATTTAATATTATTGATATAACAAAGAGACCTTTTGAGCAAGTGGTAGTATTTAGAGATAATAATATATCACCTATGTTATTACCAGATATTATTTACAAGTATGCAACTCATTATAATAAGGCATATGTGATTATAGAAAGTAATGACCAAGGTGCTGTAGTATGTAATGGATTATATTACGACCTAGAATATGAAAATATGTTTGTAGAGTCAAATGTTAAATCAAATGCGTTAGGTGCTACAATGACTAGGCGAGTAAAAAGAATAGGTTGTTCTACAGTAAAGGACTTAATAGAACAAAAGAAATTGCTAATTAAAGACGCAAACACTATAGTAGAAATGAGTACATTTGTGAGTAGAGGAAATTCATATCAGGCCTCTGCAAGTAACCATGATGATTTAATGATGAACTTAGTTATGTTTTCATGGTTTGTCACTACTGATATATTTGAAAGTATTTCAGATATTAATATGAAAGATATGTTATATAAAGAACGATTAAAGGCAATACAAGATGATATGTTACCTTTCGGATTTATAGCAGATAATGAAGATTTACCCGCGCCAGAAAAACTTGGTGATGATAATTTATGGTTTGAGCATGATGCATTTGATAAATTATTGCGGTAGGATGTGGTTATTTATAAATAAAAGTAGTGAAAATTCGTATAATGATAAACATATTAACTAACTCAATGAGAGGATAAAGCGATGGCATTTCAAGTATCACCAGGAGTTCAAGTCAATGAGGTAGATGCATCGGGTGTAGTACCCGCAGTATCAACCAGTATTGGTGGAATGACTGGGTCGTTTAATTGGGGTCCGGTAGCCGAGATTGTAACTGTTTCTTCGGAGAAAGAACTAGCAGAAACTTTTGGAGTACCAGATTCTAATACTTACAAATATTTCCTCACGGCGGCATCATTTTTGAAGTATGGTGGCGCTCTTAAAGTAGTTCGAGCTAAGTCTGGGCATGACAATGCTACAGCCGGTGGCGGTGGACTCTTTATAGGAAATGAAACTGATTATGAAAATAGAGGTAGTGTATCCGAAGGAGCTTGGGTTGCTAAATACCCAGGTGAATTAGGAAACAGTATCAGAGTATCAGTGTGTCCTGCAAATGCTACTGCATATGCAGCATGGGCACCAGCTGATAACTCACATCCTACATATAAGTCTGCATTATCATATCAGGAAGCCCCAGGGACTTCTGATTATGCAACTGATTTAGGAAAGAGCGGTGCAGCGGATGAACTTCACGTTGTAGTAATCGACATCAACGGAGCGTGGTCTGGTAAAGAAGGAACTATCTTAGAAACTTTTGAATTCGTTTCTCAAGGTTCTGATGCTAAAAAGGCAGATGGTACTTCTAACTACTATGTAGATGTTATTAACAATACTTCTGAATATATCAGATGGTTAGGTGCGCCTACAGGGTTAACCGACGCTGGTGATTCAATTGCTAATACTACTACATTTACTACAGTAACAGCCCCTATTGAAAATACATTATCTGGTGGTTCTGATGACAATACACCTACTGTTGGGGAGATCGATACTGGTCTTCAATTATTTGCAGATGCAGATACAGTGGATGTAAACTTGTTATTCGGTTACCCTGATGCAGATGGTGCACAATCAATTGCTGACAGTCTTATTACTGTTGCAAAAAATAGAAAAGATTGTATGGCATTTGTTTCACCACCTATTGAAGATTCAAGGGATGCAACTTCTCCAGATACAGCAGTAACTGGATGGGCTCAAGGATTAACTTCAACTTCATATGCGGCTGTAGATTCTTCTGCAGTTTATGTATATGACAAATACAATGATGTATATAGATGGATTGGTGCAGGCGGCCATCAGGCTGGTCTTTGTGCTAATACCGATAATGTGGCTGACGCATGGTTCTCACCAGCTGGTGTAAATCGTGGCCAGATTTTAGGTGTTACCAAATTGGCATTTAATCCTACTAAAGCTCAAAGAGATGCTCTTTATAAAGATAGAGTAAATCCAATTGTATCATTACCTGGGCAAGGTACTGTTCTATTTGGAGATAAAACACTTCTTAAAAGACCATCTGCTTTTGATAGAATTAACGTCAGAAGATTATTCATTGTATTGGAAAAAGCTATTTCAACTGCGGCAGAGGCACAACTATTTGAATTCAATGACGAGTTTACTCGTGCACAATTTAGAAACTTGGTTGAACCTTTCCTTAGAGATGTTAAGGGCCGAAGAGGTGTAACAGACTTTGCAGTTGTATGTGACGAAACTAACAACACAAGTCAAGTTGTTGATGCTAATAGATTTGTAGCTGATATCTTTATCAAGCCTGCAAGATCAATTAACTTCATTACTCTTAACTTTGTGGCAACAAGAACCGGGGTCGATTTCTCTGAAATCGCTGGTGTATAAAGGAGAATAGAAAATGGCAATTTTAGGCGTAGACGATTTCAAATCCAAATTAACTGGAGGTGGTGCTCGTGCTAACATGTTTAAAGTAACATGTAATTTTCCTTCATACGCTCAAGGAGATGTTGAATTAACATCATTCTTGTGCAAAGGTGCTCAGATGCCTGCATCAATCATTGCTCCTATCATGGTTCCTTTCCGTGGTAGGCAGTTACAGATTGCTGGTGATAGAACCTTCGAACCTTGGACTGTTACAATCATTAATGATGTAAATTTCCAAGTTAGAGGTGCATTTGAGAGATGGATGAATGGCATTAATAACCACAATGAAAATACAGGATTATCTAATCCTACTGACTATCAGGCTGACATGATTGTAGAACAATTAAATAAAGCTGGAGACGTCACTAAGAAGTATGATATCCGTGGTACTTTCCCTACTAACGTAAGTGCAATCGACCTTTCTTATGAATCTGAAAATCAGATTGAAGAATTTACGGTTGAACTTCAAGTCCAGTATTGGGAGTCAGATACTACATCATAATTTGATGTATAAATATAATAGACGGAGGGATTTATTTCCCTCCCGATATTATTGAGGAAAAGAATATGGCAGAATTTTTTGGTTTTGAGATTAAAAGAAAATCAGAAGAGCCTATAAGGCCTTCTTTTGTTCCTAATACCGACGAAGACGGCAGTGGTGTAATTACTACCGGCGGACACTTTGGCGCGTATTTAGATTTAGATGGTGATAAGGCCAAAAACGAAATTGATTTAATCTATAAGTATAGAGACATTGCATCACAACCAGAATGTGATGCTGCAATTGAAGACATTGTTAATGAATCAATTATAGGAGATAATGATGAATCTCCTGTGAATCTTGTTCTGGATAAATTAGATATTTCTGATAAGATTAAAGAATCTATTAAGAATGAATTTGAAACGATACTGCAATTATTAAACTTTAATTCATATGCACATGATATTTACAGAAAGTGGTATATTGATGGAAGATTACCGTATCACATTATTATTGATACTAAATCCCCTAAACAGGGTATTAAAGAGTTAAGATATATTGATCCTACTAAACTTAGAAAAGTAAAAGAGGTAGAAGAAGAACAAGATCCAAAGACTGGTGCTAAAATCGTAAAGAGTGAACAAGAATACTTTTTGTTCCAAGATAAAAAGATGAATAGTGCAGGTCAAGGATTAAAGATACATCCAGATGCAATATGTTATGCAACTTCTGGTATGTTGGATCCACAAAGGAAAAGGATTCTATCTTACTTACATAAGGCAATTAAACCTGTTAACCAATTAAGAATGATGGAAGATTCTTTGGTTATCTACAGAATTAGTAGAGCGCCAGAAAGAAGGATTTTCTACATTGACGTTGGTAACTTACCTAAGGGTAAGGCAGAAGAATACCTAAAAGGTATTATGAGTCAATATAGAAATAAATTGGTATATGACGCGAAGACTGGCGATATCAAAGATGATAGAAAACATATGTCAATGTTGGAAGATTTCTTCTTGCCTAGAAGAGAAGGCGGAAGAGGTACTGAAATATCTACACTACCCGGCGGAGAAAATCTGGGCCAGATAGATGATATTATATACTTCCAAAAGAAATTATATAAGTCACTTAATGTTCCTGTCAACAGATTAGAGCAAGAATCCCAGTTTACTTTAGGTAGAAGTACTGAGATTACAAGGGACGAAGTTAAATTTAAGAAGTTTGTTGATAGATTAAGAAAAAGATTTTCTGATTTATTCATGCAATTGCTTAAAACTCAATTAATACTAAAAGGTATTATTACTGAACGTGATTGGAAAGAATGGAAATCATATATTGCTTATGATTATATTGAAGATAATTACTTCTCAGAACTGAAGGAAGCAGAAATGATGCGAGAAAGGTTTGAGATGTTAGGGACTGTGGATGAATATGCTGGTAAGTATGTATCCATTGAATGGATTGCTAAGAATGTTCTTAAAATGGATGATGATTCCATGAAGGAAATGGAAGATCAGATTAAGAAAGAGAAGGAATCCGGTGCTCAAGGCGATGATGACGACCTTGACTTTTAATTTTTTATAAATATATACTAGGAGAACTAAATAATGACTACAATTAATGATTTAATTGACAATGTTGGTAAAGGTGATAACGTAGCGGCTGGTAAGGCCTTTGATACAGTTATTGCACAGAAATTACAGGCAGCATTAGATGCAAAGAAAATTGATATTGCATCTAGTATTGGAAAGAAAGAATCTTCGGAAGACGAAGAGGTATAATAAATGCAAACATTTGTAGAACTGCGAGAAAGACTAAAACTTGCATCCGGCGAGAAACAAGTAAAGTCAATGAAGGGCGGTAAGAGAAAGAATGTGGATATTGTAATTGCACAGAAGGGCAAAAATTACAGTGTCTATATTAATGGCGATAAACTGGATGACAGTTTTAAGAGCACTAAAGATGCAGAAAAATCTGCAAATGATTTTATAAAGTTAATGGGAGAAGAACTAGAATGAGGCTGATATCAGAGTATCATGATAGTAACCTTCAGGTTATTACAGAAAAGACAAAAGATGGCAAAAAATCATATGTCATCGAAGGTGTCTTTATGCAAGCCGAACAGAAGAATAGAAACGGCAGAGTATATGAAAAAGATATACTTGAAAAAGCAGTAGACAAATATGTAACAGAACAAGTAGAGACTGGTAGAGCGGTTGGTGAATTAAATCACCCAGATGGGCCGACTATCAATCTCGATAAAGTTTCACACAAGATCACAGAACTTTCTTGGAAAGGAAATGATGTTGTTGGAAAGGCATCAATACTTAATACCCCTATGGGACAAATAGTCGAAGGACTACTCGAAGGTGGAGTTAAGCTTGGTGTATCAAGTCGTGGTATGGGAACTCTTGTAAATAAGCAAGGTGCATCGTATGTAGGTAAAGATTTTATGTTATCTACAGTGGATATCGTTCAAGACCCATCTGCTCCAGGGGCGTTTGTCAATGGACTTATGGAAGGTGTTGAATGGGTATGGAATAACGGTGTACTGCAACCACAAGAGATTGAAGAAATTGAGACTGAAATCAAAGAGGCTCGAGGCATTGGTAATCCTAATGTTGAGATTAAAGCTTTTAAGAATTTCCTCTCTAAACTTGTAAATTCTTAATAGAGGAGAATACAAATGTCAATAGACGAAATTAAAAATGAAAATGATTTAGTTTCCGAAGACATTCAACAAGATGCTGAAGAGCTTAATCAAGAAGAGCTCGTTGAAGACGAACAAGTTGAAAACGAGGAAACTCTTGAAGAAGGTAAGCACAAGAAAGGTAAGTACGAGTCTGAGTCAGATGATGACGACGAAGACGAGGACGAAGTCAAAGAAGAATCTGATGACGAAGACGATGAGGACGAAGAGCCTGAAGTCAAAGAAATCTCAATTCCTAAGACTAAAGCCGGTGTTATCTCAGCAGCAGTTGAAATGTTGAAGAAAGCTAGAAAGGAAGATGCGCAAAAACTTTTTGCAAAAATGGCTAAAGTTGACGAAATGGAAGATTCTGAAAAGAAATCTATCGATGACGTTGATAAAGCAGTTAAAGCAGCACCTCAGAAGAAGGCAGAAATTAAGGCAAAAGCTAAAGTTGAAGCCGTTGATTTTGAAGAGGATTTAGATGCAGTGATTGCTGAAGAGGCTACATTGTCTGATGGGTTCCGTGGTAAAGCAGGTGCAATTTTTGAAGCTGTACTTACAAGTAAGTTGGCTCAGGAAGTGGACAGGTTAGAAACTGAATACGCGCAAAATCTTGAAGAAGAAGTAACAGACGTTAAAAACGAATTAGTTGAGAAAGTTGATTCTTACTTAAACTATGTAGTTTCTAATTGGATGTCTGAGAATGAAGTCGCAGTAACAGAAGGTCTTAGGGCTGAACTTGCTGAAGAATTCATGGCTTCTTTACAAACAGTGTTCAAAGAACATTATATCGAAGTGCCTGAAGGTAAGGTGGACTTAGTAGATGAATTATCTGCACAAGTTACTGAGCTTGAAGAATCTTTAAATAAAACCACAGAGGATAATATTAAACTACACGAATCAGTTCAAACTTTGGAGAGAGCTGAAGTAGTAAGAGAACAATCCTCAGGGCTTGCAGACACAGAGGCTGAAAAGTTGGCTTCTTTAGTTGAAGATATTGAGTACGATAACAAAGATAACTTTGAAATGAAGGTTAAAGTTGTTAAAGAATCATACTTCACTAAAGAAATTAATGAATCGGCTGATGAAGTATCTAGTGTAGCAGGAACTGACGAGGCTCCGGTCGAAATCAGTGATGTTATGGACAGATACTCCCAAGCTATATCTAAACTAAATAAGTAATCTAATAGGGGAAACAAAAATGTTTAACGCAGATTCAAACTTAATGGAAAAATGGTCTCCCGTCCTAGAACACAGCGATGTGCCTTCTATCGACGACAAGCACAAGAAAGCTACTGTAGCTAGATTGTTGGAGAACCAAGAAAACGCTCTTAGAGAAGAAAGAGCACACTCGCAGGGTAACTTCTTAAACGAAGCAGCTGCTGCAAACAACCAGGCAGGTAGTGACATCGCTACTTTTGATCCTGTTCTTATCTCTTTGGTAAGAAGAGCAATGCCTAACCTCATCGCATATGATATCGCTGGTGTACAACCAATGACTGGTCCTACTGGACTTATCTTTGCAATGAAATCAAGATACAGTGCACAAGATGGTACAGAAGCACTTCATAACGAAGCTGATTCTGGATTCTCTGGTACTGGTACTCAACAAGCAGGACCTACTGGTCTTGAAGGTGTAACTGACGCTGATACTGATGGAGACATCGGTGATGAAGCAGATATCGTTAACACATTCGGTGAAGCAATGTCTACAGACGCTGCTGAAAGATTGGGTGTTGGCGAAACTGGTGACGGTTCTTTCGGTGAGATGGCTTTCTCAATCGAAAAGGCAACTGTTACTGCTAAGTCAAGAGCGCTTAAAGCTGAGTACACAATGGAACTAGCACAAGACCTTAAAGCAATCCACGGTCTTGACGCTGAAGCTGAACTTGCAAACATTCTATCTGCAGAAATTCTTGCAGAAATCAACAGAGAGTTGATTAGAACTGTTTACACTAAAGCTAATCTTGGTGCACAAACTTCTAACGTTGCTACTAAAGGTGTCTTCGATGTTGACACTGACAGTGACGGCAGATGGATGGCTGAGAAGTTCAAAGGTCTTATTATGCAAATCGAAAGAGAGTCTAATAAGATTGCTTTAGACACAAGAAGAGGCAAAGGTAACTTTGTATTAGTATCTTCAGACGTAGCTTCTGCTCTTGCAGCTGCTGGTATGATGGACTACTCTCCTGCATTGTCTACTTCACTAAATGTTGACGATACTGGTAATACTTTTGCTGGTGTTCTTAACGGAAGAATCAAAGTTTATGTTGATCCTTATGCAACTGCTAACTTTGTATGTGTCGGTTATAGAGGTGCAAACCCTTACGACGCAGGTCTTTTCTACTGCCCATACGTTCCTTTAACTATGGTTAAAGCAGTTGGTGAGAATGACTTCCAACCAAGAATCGGATTCAAGACAAGATATGGAATGCAACAGAACCCATTCGTGGGAACTGCAGCAGGTGCTGGAACTAACCGTTCTAACCCATACTTCAGAATCTTCAGAGTTGACGACCTTATGGTTTCTGCATAAGAATCGTACACTTGATTCGACTAAGGGGACTCTTCGGAGTCCCTTTTTTTATCCGTAAAATTTAGCCTTATAAATAAAAGAATGGAAGAAAAAGAAAAGGTAGAAGACGGCCGCTGGAATTGGTGGGGTATGGTAAACATAGAAGAGGAAGAAGATGACACTGACGACGAATAAAAACTTTTTAAGTCCTGTAGGGTTTCAATTTAAGGTAAATGCACAACAGTTTCCTAATGTGGAGTATTTCTGTACTGCAGTTACACTTCCAAGTATCTCTTTAACAGAAGCAACTGTACCTTATCGTGGTGCAAATCTTGGTATGACAGGGGATAGAATAAACTTTGATGAACTTGCTATTCGTTTTAATGTAACCGAAGACATGGATAATTACATAGAAATGTTTAATTGGATGCATAATATCATTAAAGACCCTAAAGGAGAATCATACAAGTTTGATGCTACTCTATCCATACTGACTTCTCACAATAACGTAAGTAGAGAAGTAACATTCAGTGATTGTTTTCCTACATCACTTTCTGCAATAGAATTTTCTACACAACAAACTGACATTGAATATCTACAGGCAGACGCTAGTTTTAAATATACTTACTTTGAAATTAAATAATGGTTTACATTTGTCTTGTTTTGTAGTATAATAGTACTTAAAACAGAACATTCTTAAACCAGGGATTACATTATGAATAATTTAGAAAAGATACTAGAAATGTGGAAAAAGGATTCTCCTATAGATGATATGCGTCTTGATGAGTCCTCTAGGGATTCCGCAAAACTACACGCCAAATACCTAGAACTCTATAGTGTAAATAAAATCAAGTTAAAGAAGCTCGATCTGGACTTTAAAGTAATCCTTAGAGACAAATTTATGCACTATAATGGTAAATTATCCAAAGAAGAAATGGATGAAAAGGGATGGGACTATGATCCATTGAATGGTCTCACAGTACTTAAAGGTGATATGGATAAGTGGTATGATGCAGATCCTATCATACAAGAACATCAAGCCAAGATGGAATACCAAAAAGAAATCTGTGATACTCTAAAAGAGATTATGGAGAATATTAAATGGCGACATCAGAATATCAAGAATATGATTGAGTGGAGAAAATTCACAAGTGGAATTTAAGATATACGAACATCGTTATACCTTTCAAGGGCAGTTTGCATATGCTGCTGGCATGATAAAACATGCATTAGAACTTATGGGATATACCGAAGGTGATAATCCAGACTTGCACGTATATAACCACACTTGTCGCGATTTAGAACCTGATATGCCAGAGAATAGTATCATATTTAAACCAACTGCTCCTACGAGCCAACACTTTCAGATAGATAGAAATGGTTACGCCAATAGCTCAGATTTAACGTTTAATGATCCTACTCCTATTAGTGATTTTAGAAAATATAATAAATCTGAGATTAACTATATTCAATCCCTTATAGAGAGAAGAGCCAATAAATGGGACCACTCTATACTGATAAATGGATGGAGAGAGGTTAAGGACCTAAAAGATGATCATATACTTGTTATTGGCCAGATGCCAGATGATGAAACTGTTAATGGATTTGGTTGGCCTGGGCACATAGAGAGAGTAGATAGGATACTTGATAAACTTGATGGTGAAAATGTAGTTCTTAAATTACATCCGAAGTATAAACCAAGAACCATGACCGAAAAGACATTAATGAGGAAGTGGGAGAAAATGGATATACAAATACTGAGAGGTTATGACACAATACACTCAGTATTACCTAAGACCCGAGTAGCTATATTGGATAATAGTACAGCTGGAATTGAATGTATGATGCATGATGTTCCGATGATAACATATGGGCATCCGGATTACCACTGGGTAACTAAAGATATCAGATCGCCGGTTCAATTAAAAGAATCCGTAAAAGACCTTAGTTGGTATAATAAAGAATTGACAAGAAGGTTTTTATGTTACTACATTTTTGAATATCTTTGTTGTGATATAGATACTACTATTAATAGGTTACAAGAAATACTCTAATGGACATAATCAAGGTCAAAAAGAAAAACGAATCGTTTTTAGAAATACAGACCGAACCCTCTATAGAACAAGAACTAGCAGAACACTTCTGTTTCTATGTGCCTGGTTATAAATTCATGCCAGCATATAAGAATAGAATGTGGGATGGCAAGATCAGATTGTTTGACCTAAGAAAGAAAACGCTATATACTGGATTATTCCAATATATGCAAGAATTTGCAAATGCTAGATGTTATGATATAGAACTTGATAATGGTGAGTATGGTATGCCAGGTGCCAAGAATGTTGTGGACATACCTGCACTTTTAAACGAACTTACTATAACGGCAAGTGGAGAAAAAATTACTCCTAGAGATTATCAGTTAAATGCATTAGAACATGCACTCACAAATAGCCAATCGTTGCTTTTATCACCTACTGCATCGGGTAAGTCACTTATTATTTACATGGCAGTAAGATTCTTTTTAGAAGCCTCTGACCAGAATGTATTATTAATAGTACCTACAACATCTCTTGTAGAACAGATGTATTCAGATTTTGGCGATTACTCACAGTTTGATGAATGGAATGTAAATGAAAATTGCCATAAAATTTATGCTGGTAAGGAAAAATATAACATATCACAACGAGTAGTTATCACTACATGGCAGTCAATATATAAAGAAAAGTCTACATGGTTTCAGCCTTATGGTATGGTAATTGGTGATGAAGCGCACTCATTTAAGGCCAAGTCACTTACAGCCATATTAGAAAAATGTACAGAATGTAAATTTCGTATGGGTACTACAGGTACGCTTGACGGAACACAAACACACCAATTGGTACTAGAAGGTTTATTTGGGCCGGTTCACAAAGTCACTACTACAAAGAAATTAATGGATAGTGATGATTTGGCCAAGTTGGATATTAAAATATTATTACTTAAATATGCTGACGAATTTTGTAAAGAGAAACGCGACTATCAGGGTGAAATGGATTTTATAGTAAAGTATGATCCGAGGAATAATTTTATTTCTAATCTAGCTATGGATTGTGATGGGAACACACTCATATTATTCCAATATGTCGATAAACACGGCAAACCTCTACATGATAAGTTAAAGACTAAATTTGAAAAAAAGAATATAACACAAAGGAAATTATTTTATGTGTCAGGAGAAACAGACGTTGACACTAGGGAAGAGATTAGGGCTATTACTGAAGAACAGGACGACGCTATTATCGTTGCTTCTATGGGTACTTTTTCAACTGGTATTAATATTAAACGCCTTCATAACATAATTTTTGCAAGTCCATCGAAGTCTCAAATTAGAGTATTACAAAGTATAGGTAGAGGATTAAGAAAATCAGCTGATGGCAGAAATACTATAGTGTATGACATTGCAGATGATTTACATTGGAAGTCCAGAAAGAATTATACATTAGTTCATGCGGCAGAGCGCATTAAAATATATTCAAAAGAAAAATTTGACTATGAGCTATTTGATATAAATATATAATATGGACGAACTAAATATAAGAAATTTTAAACTAATTAATGGTGATAACATCATTGCACTGGTTAATTCCGATAATAGGGATAACTATATAGTGGAAAGGCCGGTCGCTGTTTACAGCACTATGATAGGTGGCTATTCGTTTACTCCATGGTTTCCATTCTCTGATAGAAATAGAGTGTCTATAGATAAACATAATATAGTAGGTGAATCTGGTGTGCAGTTAGAGATTAAAAAGGAATATATGAGGTTTGCACTACAGAGAACTAAATTTCAGGCTCCCGAATCCCAAGAAGCCATCCTACAAAGGATTACGGATGAAATTGCAAACCGTTTTGAAGTCACAGAAGAAATAACAGATGAGGACTATGAACCTGTACCGACTAAGGAGACAGTACATTAATGTGGTATACCTCTACCCCCTCGGTGGACTATATTATTATATACCATAAAGCCGATTTTGTCAACACTTTTGATGAAAATAATTAAATCTTTTTTACAGATTTTTGTTTACAAATGAATGAAAGCATGTTATAATATACTAATTATGGAGGAAACCCAAGATGGCAAAACTAAAGCCTAGAGAAAAACCACACTATGTTAATAACCGAGAGTTCTCGGAAGCAGTCTTTGATTATGCTAAAGAAGTAGCTGCATGTCGTGAAAGTAAAACGCAACCACCTAAAGTGACAGATTACATTGCAAAATGTTTTATTAAGATTGCAGAGGGTCTATCACATCGACCAAACTTTGTAAGATATACTTACCGAGAAGAAATGGTTATGGATGCCGTTGAGAACTGTTTAAGAGCAATCGGCAATTATAATATCGAAGCATCTACCCGTACAGGTAAACCTAACGCATTCTCTTACTTTACACAGATATGCTATTTCGCCTTCATTAGGCGAATAACCAAAGAAAAGAAACAACAAGATATTAAGTTCAAGTTCATTGAAAAGATGGGTATTGAAGACTTTGTTGCAATGGGTATGGATAACGAAGGTGCAGAACAAACCATGCAGTATGTTGATACACTTAGACAAAGAATTGATCAAGTAAAAACCAAAGATGCTAAGATCAAAGAATTTGCAAAAGAAGAAAAGGAAAGAGAAAAACTAGAACTCTTTATGGTATAATGAAATGAAAAATAGATTTGATTTAGAAACAGATATAATGCAAGCTTGGAACACTACAGAAGATATTGATTTAATTTATCATGCAACAGATAAGTTAAAGTTAAATGCTAAAGATTGTGATACATTACAAAACCAATTGCTAGGTCTAAAATATATTACAGAGCTACGATTTCAAAAGCTTTGGGATACATTTGAAAGTTCAATTAAGAATGGAGTATTTAATGACTTGGAATCATAAACCCGCCGAAGAGAAACCGTATATTACATTGACTTGTAATCCATACGAAGACAAAAGTTCAACTAATACACGAATCACCATTGACGTAATGGAAAAAGATTTGAGCAAAGATGCTATGATTGAAATATTAGAAAAATTTATGAAATCAATGGGTTATCATTTTAATGAAGGCGAACACTTAGGCATTGAATACGAGGTTTATGATTAATATGTGGAGATATGAATGTAAAGCAGGTGTCTATTCTGAGACATCACTAATTAAACTTTTATGGACTATTCACAGCCATAGAATGTATCACTTAATTAATCATGGGAGGTATGCGGATTGAAAGTAGCAATATTAAATGATACCCATTGTGGGGTAAGAAACTCATCTGATATCTTTTTACAGTATCAAGAAAGATTCTATCAAGAGATTTTCTTTCCTTACTTGAAAGAACATAATATCAAGAACATTCTACATTTAGGAGACTATTATGAACATAGAAAGTTCGTTAACTTTAAAGCACTTAATGCTAATCGTAAGCATTTTCTTGAGCCTATGCGCGATGCCGGTATTACTATGGATATTATACCCGGAAATCATGACGTATACTTTAAAAATACAAATGAACTGTGCAGCCTTAAAGAACTGTTGGGGTATTTTACCAGCAATGTAAATATCGTAATGAAACCTACTGTCTTGGATTATGACGGCCTAGGAGTTGCAGTTATACCATGGATTAATAATGACAACTATGAAGAATATACAAAGTGGGCAATGACGTGTGAAGCACCTATCCTTGGAGCCCATTTGGAGTTAAAGGGTTTTGAAATGATGGCTGGTATGCCTAATCCTCACGGTATGAATGCAGATGTATTCTCCAGATTTGAAATGGTATTATCGGGGCATTTTCACACTAAATCACATCAAGGGAATGTTCACTATCTTGGTTCACAAATGGAATTTACTTGGGCAGATGTTGATGATCCTAAGTATTTTCATATTTTAGACACAGAAACTAGAGAGATAACTGCTGTTCGTAACCCTATTACTATGTTTAAAAAGGTAATCTATGATGATTCTAATAAGGATTATACTGACGTAGATGTATCTGAATATGAGAAAAAGTTTATCAAACTAATTGTTATAAATAAAAATGACTTATATATGTTCGATAAGTTTGTGGATAAATTACAATCCATTGAGACTTATGAACTGAAGATTGCAGAATCTTTTGAAGAGTATCTGGGAGAAAGCGTCGATGACGAGAAAATATCCCTAGAAGATACTACAGAACTGCTTGATTCGTATGTTGATGCTGTTGACACAGAACTCGATAAAGAGCACATTAAGGTAGAACTAAGAAAGCTATATACTGAAGCACAAAATCTAGAGGTAGTATGATACATTTTAAATCATGTAAGTGGAAGAATTTCCTCTCCACTGGTGATGAATTCATCGAAATAAAACTTGACAAATCCCCAACCACACTCATAGTAGGACAAAACGGCGCTGGTAAATCTACTTTACTAGATGCATTGTCGTTTGGTCTTTTTGGTAAACCTCATAGAGATATAGGTAAGTACCAACTAATCAATTCCATTAACGAGAGAAGGGCTCTAGTAGAAGTAGAGTTTGATATTGGTAATGCAGAGTTTAAAATTGTAAGAGGTATTAAACCTAACAAGTTTGAAATTTGGCAAAACGGAAACATGATTAATCAGGCATCTAATGCCAGGGACTTTCAGAAGTTCTTAGAAACCAATATACTAAAACTTAATCATAAGAGTTTTCATCAAGTAGTAGTATTAGGTAGTAGTTCGTTTATTCCATTTATGCAGTTACCAGCATGGAGCCGTAGAGCAGTTATTGAAGACCTATTGGATATCCAGATATTCTCTAAAATGAATATGCTCTTAAAAGAAAGAAATTCAAAGATACGCGATGAGTTAACTGATATTAATCATCAGATTGAGTTATATAAAACCAAAATGGATGCTCAAGAAAGATATATCAAAGACTTGCAATCTATCAATAAGGATATGATAGAACAGAAAAGATTGTCTATGGAAGACCATAAGAGTGAAATAACCAAACTGTTTGAAGAATCAAAAACCGTAGGTAAAAATTTAACAGCATTAATACAGGCAGAAGAAAAGTCACAAACCATATTTATGGATAGAATGTCAGACATTAAATCTGCACAGACACAGAATAATAATAAAATCAAATCATTAGTAAAGGACGCAAGATTCTTTGAAGATAATGATAACTGCCCTACTTGTGAACAAGAGATTTCTGCTGATATCAAGAAAATAAAACTAGCTGATATTAAGAAAACTGCATCTGACGTTCAAAGTGATATAGAAAATATACAACGAGAAGTAGGCATTGCTGAAAAGGAAGGTATTGAAATCAAGAATAAGTTAAATGAGTTGAGACAAAGACAACAACGCATTAATTCCAATAATGATAAGATATCAGTAATACAAAAAGAAGTAGATAAAATACAAAAAGAAATTTCTAATTTATCTGGACAGTCGGGTGACCTTAAAGGTGCCAAGAAAGAACTAGAAAAGGTAAGAAATTCTAAAGATAGTTGCACAGAGAAAAAATTGGCATATGTAGAAGAACGCACATATAATGAGGTTATCGGCGAGATGTTAAAAGATACCGGCATTAAAACCAAGGTGATTAAGCAATACTTGCCAGTAATGAATCGACTAATCAATCAGTATCTGCAGGTACTGGACTTTTTTGTGGCATTTCACTTAGATGAAAACTTTAACGAGACTATCAGATCAAGGCATCGTGACTCGTTTAACTACGCATCCTTTTCCGAAGGGGAGAAACAAAGAATTGACTTGTCTCTGCTCTTTACATGGAGACAGATTGCAAAGATGAAAAATAGTGCGGCCACAAACCTATTAATTTTGGATGAAACATTTGACTCTAGCTTAGATGTGGATGGGGTAGAAAACCTAACCAAGATACTAAGTACACTAGATGATAATTCAAATGTCTTTATTATATCCCACAAAGGCGACCTATTAGAGAACAAGTTCCGTAGCAAGATCGAGTTCTTCAAACATAAGAATTTCAGCAAAATCCGATAGTTTTGTTACATTTGTGTTACATTCTTGTAACTTTTTTAAAAAAAGTGCAAAAAAGTGTTGACAAATGGTGCTATATGTGATATGATATACCTATATTCAAAGATAAGGAGTGGATATGACAAAATCTCAATTACTACCCAAACTACTGGCAAAAGAGAATGTTACCATCAAGCATGGTAATTATAAGACTGCCTGGTTTGATATCAAGACCCGTACCCTTGGTCTTCCATTGTGGGAAGATATGCACAAGGATGTGTACGACCTATTTATTGGCCATGAAGTTGGCCATGCTCTGGAAACACCATTCGAAGGATGGCATGATAGTCCAGAAAAGTTAAAGGGTTGTCCTAGGTCTTATATTAATGTGATTGAGGATGCTAGAATTGAAAGAAAAATCCAAGACAGATATCCCGGCCTGGTTGCTTGTTTCAACCGTGGCTACAAACATCTTCTTGATAAAGAATTCTTCGGACCTCTTGACGACCTAGATTGGGATCAAATCAAGTTAATCGACAAAATTAACCTTAAGACCAAACTCGGATCAAAGATGGAAGTACCTTTCTCTTCCGAAGAAAAGGTGTTCTTGGATAGGTCACTTAAAACAGAAACATTTGATGAGGTACTTGATCTTGTAAGGGATATCTTGGCATGGACTAAAGAAAACCAAGATGAACTGATTCAGAAACCAGAACCTGCTCCAAGTCTTGATGAATCCAACCAACAAGGAAAACAAGAGAGTCAAGAACAAGGAGGCCATGATGATTATGAACAAGAAGAAAATAGTGCAGATGAACAATCCTCAACTAATTCTTCGGTTAATGAAACTGAGGAATCAGAAGATGGAGAAGGCAATGTCGGCGTCAAGTCTCCTGAACCTCAACATACCGAAGACGATATTTCAGTTACCGATACTATTTACAGGCAGAAAGAAAAAGAACTAACCGGGGTTAATGAAAATTCTCAACCAGTCTATATGGATGACGTCAGTAAGGAAATCATTTCTAAGGCCGTTATTGACTTTGGTAAACTTACCGAGGCAAGGAACAAGTTTGAAAAATACACAAAAGAATTCGAAGGGGAATATTATACTGCATTTGATTATTCAGAATTCCCTCAATACCTAAAGAATGTCAAAAAGAATGTTCAAGTTGCTGTAAAGGAATTTGAAATGAGAAAAGCGGCATACAGATACACAAGGGCACAAACTGCCAAGACCGGCAGAATTGATGTGAACAAGTTATGGTCTTATAAGACTAACGAAGACATATTCTTTACTGCTACTAAACTGGCAGATGCAAAGAATCATGGAATGATGCTTCTCATTGATATGTCTGGCTCTATGTCGAACTCAATGATTCATGTAATGGATCAAGTTGCTCACTTGGTTATGTTTTGTAAGTCTGTAAATATACCATTTGAGGTATACGGATTTACTTCAACAAATCCTGATTTGGATTGGGACTGGACAAAAGATAAGGAACTTCCATTTGAAATTGATGGCCTGTCAATGCCACTAATCTGTTCTTCCGACCTTAATAAGGCTGACTTTACCGAGGCGATGAGACACATTTATAAAAGGGCAACACAAAGAAGTTACTGGAGAGACCTATGCAAATACGAAGAATATGGCTCAACTCCATTAAATCAGGCACTGATTGTTTCACATCACCTGGTTAAGAAATTTAAAAGAAAGCATGGTGTTGAGAAAATGAATTTCATCACCTTCACGGATGGAGATGCAAACAGAATAGGAGTTTACAATAATCAAAATTATGATAATTCAGTGTTTCCTGATAGACACAATGCCATAATTAATGTTGATGGAAGTAGAATAAAGACCTCTACTCATTCAAGAAAAATGACCAAGAACTTATTACTGAACATGGAAAAGAAATATGGCTGTAACAATATCGGGTTCTTTATGGCAGATGACGCTAGTGACTGGAGACAAAGACTTTGGATTGTTTCGGACGAACTGAATGTGGATTCATACGAATACAAAGACAATGCTGGTAAGGAATACAGAAAGAACAAATGTGTTCATGCTGAGAAAGTCCTAGGGTATTCTCAATACTACTTGGTAAAAGGCGGTAATCATCTTTCAACCGACACGGACGAATTCGAGGTTAGTGAAGACGCCTCAAATGCTAATATCAGAAACGCATTTAAGAAGTTTGCCAAGAGTAAGAAACAAAACAAAGTACTGATGACCAAGTTTGGTAAGGCGGTTGCATGATAAAATGTAACACAATTGTAACAAAAAAGTTTAAAAAAAGTGTTGACAAATAGTGTATTGCGTGGTACAATATACCTATATTAAATGATAAGGAGTTAATTAATTATGAATGAAGTGAAAATATCAACCCAAAATATTGTCAAGAAATTGATATCAACATATCCTGACCAGACGCAGTTCAGGAAGAACGTTATTGTGGACACAGCCAAGTCCATGGGCTATAGAGGCCCAGATTGGTATGACCTAATCGATGGTGATAATAGAGTCAAGATCGGTACTTATGATTTAAGTGCTATGATTGATTCAGTTAAACCTACAATAAGTACGGAAGTGGTAAATACCATGGATCCTGCACCAACAGTTGCAAAGATGCAATCAATTGTAAACGACGAGAAGTCATTTGCCAAAGTTGACCCAACCTTTGTCCCTTGGGGCGCCTTTTCGGATATTGTTAAAATCATCAAGTCCGAGATGTTCTATCCCGTCTACATTTCTGGTTTATCAGGTAATGGTAAAACCTTCATGGTCGAACAAGCGGCGGCCAAACTTAACAGAGAATTCATCAGGGTGCAGATTAACCCAGAAACTGATGAAGATGATTTACTAGGTGGATTCAGACTTATCAATGGCGAGACTGTGTTTTCTAAAGGCCCAGTACTCAAGGCTATGGAGAATGGAGCAATCCTTCTACTGGATGAAATCGACAGGGCTACTAATAAAATCATGTGCCTTCAAGGTATCCTAGAAGGTAAACCAGTCCTAGTCAAAAAGACTGGAGAAACAATTACTCCAGCCCCTGGATTCAACGTAATCGCGACGGCCAATACCAAGGGTAAAGGTTCGGATGATGGCAGGTTCACAGCGGCTTCTATTATTGACGATGCCTTCTTGGAAAGATTTACAGTGGCCGTTGACCAACAATTCCCTTCACAGGCTATAGAAAAGAAAATTATCAACAAACATATGGAAAAGTTTGATATGGTTGACACAGACTTTTCTGAGAACCTTGTGGCATGGGCAGATATCATCAGGAAGACATTCTATGATGACGGAGTGGATGAGGTTATTTCAACCAGAAGGCTCTGTCACATTGTCCAAACCTTCTCGATCTTCAAAGATAAAATGAAGTCCATCGACCTATGTATTGCAAGGTTTGACGATGATACAAAACTTGCCTTCTTGGATCTTTACAGTAAAGTGGATTCGGGGGTAAATTTCAATGATGATGAACCACCTTTATCTGCCTACGATGATTTTGCTAAAGAGGAGGAGCAGTTTACAAACAATGGATCATAAAAAAATTAATTATAAGTTTAATGAGGGAGCTCTATGTGAAGAGCTCCTTGGTTATATAAGTAAAACCTATGACGGCCACTACAGCAAGAATAAATTTCAATCTACTGAATTTATTATTGATTGTGGACACGGTATGGGATTTGCTCTAGGGAATGTGCTTAAGTATACACAACGATACGGCAAGAAGGACGGATATAATAGGGCTGACCTATTAAAGATACTACACTACGCTATCATTGCTCTTAATGTACATGATGAATATCACAAAGACCTTGACAAATAAGGTAATGCGTGGTATAATATTAACTATTGAAATGAAGGAGAATATATGATTATTTCAGACGATACCTTAAAGGTATTACAAAACTTTGCTAGTGTTAATCCTAACCTAGTGCTTAAACCTGGCCAGAAAGTGAAAACAATTTCAGAGGCCAAGAATATCATGGCCATTGCTGATATCACTGAGGACTTTCCACTGGAGTTCGGAGTCTATGACTTAAACGAATTCTTGTCAGTCCATGGTCTTATCGAGAATGCTTCCTTATCGTTTGATGACAAGTCTTTGACTATGTCTAATGGCGATCAGAAGATTAAATATTATTTTGCTGAGACAGAAATCCTTACACAGCCACAAAAGGACATTACAATGCCTAATGCTGAAGTAGGGGTTACACTTAGTGAAAAAGTACTTGATCAAATCAAGAAGGCCGCATCAGTGCTAGGTCACATGGAATTATCACTTAGTGGTGAGAATGGTGTGGTTACAGCAAGTGTCTTAGACGTTAAAGACTCTACTGCTAATACATTTGATATTGTGGTAGACAAAGACAATAACTGTAAAGAACCATTTACATTTGTGGTCAACATTCCAAATCTAAAATTACTACCAGGTGATTATTTTGTCTCAATCAGCTCTAAGTTGATTTCAAACTGGCAGAATACTAATTATCCAATAGAATATTTTATTGCCTTGGAAAGAACTAGTACTTATGGTGTATAAATATAAGTACATTAACGAATCTCCCATTTTAAATGATGGGGATAATGTGGAGAGTGCCGAAGGTCGGGCTCTCTTAAATTAGTCTAAACTTTGCAAAGGAGAAGAAAATGACTGAAGAAGTAAACGCAGTAGAAACTGCAGAAACAGAGGCACCTCAACTGTCTCTACAAGACATCGCAACGATGGTACAAATTATTGACGTTTGTTCCAAGCGTGGTGGCTTTGAAGGACCTGAACTAGAAGCAGTCGGTTCATTGAGAAATAGAGTAGTGAAATTTTTAAATGCAGCTGCTCCTAAAGATGGCGAAACACCGGAAGGTGAATTACCTGTCGAAGAAGAAGATTCAGCAGAATCTTAATCTCAGGGGGAGGGCAACCTCCCCTTCATTTTTGAATAAAAGGAAATATTATGGAAATGCTAATTGGTATGCTACTTGTGACAGGAGTGTGTGCACAAATTCTTGCAGTATATATTACCCTAATCACAGAGTAAATTTAAGGAACTTATATTATGGATAGAAATGAAACATCTCGCCTCATTGAGGCTCTCAAACGTGGTACTGTAACAGTTACCTTCAATAAAATCAATACCGGCGAAGTCCGTGTGATGCCATGTACTCTTAATGAAACAGTACTGGAAGCACATGGAGTAAAGACCGCAATTAAAGAAATTAGTCCCGACTCTGATCATTTGGCAGCATGGGCTCTCGACAAGGAGGCTTGGAGGTCTTTCCGACTTTCCACAGTTACTGGTTGGGAGGTACTCTAATGGATGATTTTTTATGGGTAGAGAAGTATCGACCACAAAAAATTGACGATTGTATTTTACCTACATCAATCAAGAAAACATTTAAAGATATTGTTAAAGGAGGTGACCTACACAATATGCTTTTAACCGGTACAGCCGGTACAGGTAAGACAACAATTGCCAAGGCCTTGTGTAATGAGCTCGATCTTGACTTTCTACTGATTAATGGATCAGAAGAATCAGGTATTGATACACTCCGAAATAAAATTAAGAAGTTTGCCTCATCCGTCTCCCTACAGGGTGGCTATAAAGTAGTGATACTTGATGAGGCCGACTACCTTAATCCACAATCAACCCAACCTGCATTACGTGGCTTTATAGAAGAATTTAGTGCGAACTGTAGGTTTATATTAACGTGTAATTTTAAGAATAGAATCATTGAGCCTCTACACAGTAGGTGTTCTGTTATTGAATTTAATATGTCAAAGAAGGATTCTGGCACACTCTGTGCAGAGTTTCTGAAACGTATACAGTTCATCCTAGACACAGAGAAGGTATCATATGAGGTTCCTGTTATTGCAGAACTTATTATGAAACACATGCCTGACTGGCGCAGGGTACTAAATGAATTACAACGATATTCAGTTTCAGGTACTATTGATACAGGTATATTGGTTACCCTATCTGATATATCAGTTAATGAATTAATGAGTTCACTTAAACGCAAAGACTTTAAAAAGATGCGTCAATGGGTTGCAGATAACATTGACACTGAACCAGCTGCTGTATTTCGTAAGATATATGATAATATGGGAGAACATGTTGAACCAACATCTATTCCACAGCTAGTACTCATTCTTGCTGACTATCAGTATAAGAATGCATTTGTTGCTGACCACGAACTAAACCTCGTGGCATGTTGCACAGAAATTATGGCTGGAGTAAAATTTAAATGAGCAACCCATTTGATTATGTGAACAGTATTAATATCTCAAAGAAAGATATAATGCACGACGATATATCAGAAAAAAGTTATCCTGGATTCATGGTTAATAGAGCATTATCATACTTTACTGATACGGTTCTATTTGCCAATGAGATGAATATTAACCACCATATAGACAATAAGCTTCAATATCATTTTCTTATAAATATAATTAAGAAGAAGAAAAGGTTTTCAAAGTGGCTCAAACCACAAGAGGTTGAAAACCTAGAGCTCATTAAAGAATATTATGGGTATAGCAATGAAAAGGCTAAATCCGTTTTACCATTATTTAATGATGAACATATTGAAACATTGAAACAAAGGATTTATAAAGGTGGAAAACGAAAATATTGAAATCAAAAATTGGGTACCGGCTGATATGCTGGAAATTACCCTTAACGAACCAGACGACTTTTTAAAGATAAGAGAAACATTAACTCGTATTGGAGTCGCATCACGTAAAGATCAAAAACTGTATCAGTCTTGTCATATCCTACATAAACAGGGCCGATACTTTATTGTTCATTTTAAAGAACTGTTTTTGTTAGATGGAAAACCTTCTAACTTAATCGAGAATGACCTACAACGTAGGAACACAATTGCCACGTTATTGCAAGACTGGGGATTAGTAACAATCATCAATCCAGCAACGGCAACAAGTTTGGCACCATTGCGCCAAATAAAGGTCATTCCGTACAAAGAGAAAGCGCAATGGGAACTGTGTCCGAAATACAACATAGGAAACAGTAATGGAGAAAAAACTTAAAAAAGCATGGAAAAGATTTCACAAATTTATGAAATCTGGCAGAATACATAAAGTCTGTAACAAATGTTTAAACTAACAACGAAAGTTGTATAAATAAAAGTGGATGCCAGATAACTGGGTCCACTTTTTAACCTTGCTAAATATAGGAGGAAGCTATGGTAAGAAATACTATGAACGTGCCGCGTTCACTCTTTATCGGGTTCGAGCCGATACTTAACGAACTTGAAAGAATCCACACAGCTGGTAGAATTCAAGACAACTATCCACCTCACAACGTAGTTAAGGTCGATGATGAAAATTTTATCATTGAACTGGCCGTTGCAGGATTTTCACAGGATGACATTCTTGTGGAAGTCAAAGATGGTATTCTGTTAATTAAGGCAGAGAAGTCTGAGAAGGATGAACGTGAATATGCACATAAAGGTATATCGTCCCGCAAGTTTGAGAAGTCCTTCCGACTCTCAGAATTTGTCGTAATAGACGGTGCCGATCTTGTGGATGGAATACTCGTAGTGAATGCTAGAGTAGAAGTCCCAGAAGAGAGGCGTCCTAGGAAGATCGAAATAGGGTCTGCTGGGGCATCAAAGAAGAAGGAATTTATTCAAGAATAGATTCTGGTGAGCAGCGAATACCCAGTAGGTTAAGTAATAAACTAAATTTACTGGAGAAACAACATGAAGCATATAGTTCATCTAATGGACAAGTATGAAGACGTTGCCGAGACCTTAAAGACGATTGGAACATTAGTGTTTGTAACAGGAGCAATTATTGGACTAGCGCCAATGCTGATCGTGATGCAAACCAGTAACTTTCTTCTTTAAGTATTGACACATTCATGCGGGGGTAAGCAATTACCCCCAACCTTACGTACATATAAATGTCGACAAACTACACTTTTTCGTACATATAAATGTATAAAACACTTTACATTGCACTCATTATGTGATATAATATACATATTATTAAAAGGTGAATTACTCGTTATGAAATTCTATACAAACGTAACTCGATATGGCAACATGTTGCTCTATCGTGGCTATGAAAATGGCCAAAAGAAACAAGAAAAAATCAAGTATCAGCCCACTCTATTTGTTAATACCCCTAAACCCACTAAATGGAAATCACTATCTGGTGTGCCCGTGGCTCCTATCAAAATGGAATCTATGCGCGATGCCAAAGAATGGATAAATGAAAACAAGAATACAGCAGGTCGCCTTATCTTTGGCAATGACAGATATATACCTGCATTTATCAATGACGAATTCCCTGGTATTATCGAATGGGATAGAAACAAGATTAACGTAACATCATTTGATATCGAGGTCGCGTCAGATGAAGGATTCCCAGAACCAGATGCGGCCGAATATCCAGTTATTTCAATTGCTCTAAAGAACAACATAGACAATACGTATTACGTGTGGGGTCTTAATGACTATGATGTAGAACAATCAATTATGAAAACGCATCGGGTAGTTTACAAGAAGTGCTCCTCAGAGGCAGAACTTCTATCAGACTTCATATTGCATTGGTCTCTACCTAGTAACTGCCCAGATATCATCACCGGTTGGAACGTCCGATTCTTTGATGTGCCTTACCTTATTAACCGAACACTTAAAATCCTTGGCGATGATATGGCCAAGAAATTTTCTCCCTGGGGTCTAGTAGACCGATATGATGTCAAGGTCATGAACCGAACCCAGGCGACCTATGACCTGAAGGGCATATCCACTATTGATTACCTAGAACTATTCCAGAAATTTGGATACTCTTATGGCAATCAAGAATCTTACCGACTCGACCATATTGCTAATGTTGTTCTTGGCGAGAAGAAATTGTCATACGAAGAACACGGATCACTACATACTCTATACAAGTTTGACCATCAAAAATTTATTGACTATAATATCAAAGACGTAGAACTCGTGGATCGCCTTGAGGATAAGATGGGTCTTATCACATTGTGTCTTACTATGGCATATCAGGGTGGTGTCAACTACTCAGATACTTTCGGAGTTACTGCGATATGGGAATCAATTATCTATCGTTACCTATATGAGAATAAGACTGCAATACCTTTCTTCGATCAGAAAGTCAAGACCAACTACCCTGGTGGTTATGTAAAAGACCCAGTGGTTGGTCTACACGAAAACGTAGTATCGTTTGACCTTAACTCACTTTACCCATCACTGATTATGCAATATAATATGTCGACCGAAACCATTGTAGATGGCGAGGTAATGAATCTTGACATAGAAAAGATATTACAAGGTTACACATTTAAGAACCCTGGTAAATCAATCGGCGGTAACGGCCAGATGTTTAGAACTGATAAGAAAGGTTTTATGCCAACTCTTGTCGACGGTATGTATAGTGAACGTGTTGGAATTAAAAAAGAAATGCTCTCGGCACAAAGAGAGTTACAAAAGGTGGATAAAAATGATAAACAAAAACTTTATGATATTGAAAGACGAATCAACATTGCGGAGAACAGGCAAATGGCTATTAAAATTCTCCTTAATTCTCTTTATGGTGCTATGGGCAATAAATACTTCAGGTTCTTCGATCAACGTATCGCTGAGGCCATTACATTGTCCGGACAACTTACCATACGTTGGGCCGAAGAGTCAATCAACAAATACCTCAATAAGGTGCTGTCTACGCGAGGAAAGGACTACGTTATTGCCATTGACACCGACTCGCTGTATGTATGCTTAGATGATTTGGTTAAATTGGTCAACCCTGTCAATACTATTGATTTCTTGGATAAAGTTGCCAGTGAGAAACTAGAACCAGAACTGGCCAAGTCATATGACAAGTTATTTGAAATGATGGGTGGTATAGAAAATCGCATGGTGATGAAACGAGAAGTGATTGCAGATCGTGCGATATGGACTGCCAAGAAGAGATATATCCTCAATGTGTTTGACAACGAGGGTGTTCGATATGCCGAACCCAAACTCAAAATTATGGGTATCGAGGCAATTAAGTCATCAACGCCAGAACCATGTCGAGATGCTCTAAAAGAAATTTTTAAAGTGATTATGACTGGTGATGAAGTAAAGACCCAACTATCAATCAAACAATTTAAACATTACTTCTGTTCACTAAGTGCAGATAAGATTGCATTCCCACGTGGTGTATCCAATGTTTCGGACTACCGAGATGCTGCAACGATATACAGAAAGGGCACTCCTATACATGTGCGTGCTGCACTACTACACAATCACTTACTCGATAATTATAGTCTAAATAAGAAGTATGAATCAATTAAGAACGGCGAGAAGATTAAATTTGTATACCTAAAAACCCCTAACAGTTTAAAAGAAAATGTTATTGGATTCACTCAGTATTTGCCAGAAGAATTTGCCTTGTCTAAATATATTGACTATGAATTACAATTTGAAAAAACCTTCTTGGCTCCAATCGAACCAATACTTAAATCAATTGGTTGGTCGGCCGAAGAACAGTCGTCTTTGGAAAGTTTTTTTGGCTAAACACTTTACAAGCACGTCTAAATATGATATAATATACACATTAATGGAGAAAATATGAAATTAGTTAGATTATCATCCGGTGAAGAAATTATCGGAAATGTAGAAACAAAAACTGGCAGTATTACTATTACTGATGGTTTTAGCCTTATTCCAGCAGGAGAGGGCAAGATTGGGTTTATGCCTTTTATGGCTTATACCGAGGCAGATAAGGGAGTTAATATACCAGAAAGATTTGTAATGTTTATGGTAGATCCTAAACCGGACTTGGTACAACAGATTAACAGCATGAAGTCTGGTCTTGTAGTACCACAGAAACAAGGAATTATTACATAATGCAATCACGATATCCAATTTACATTATATCTAAGGGTCGTGCTGATTCAAGGCTTACTGTAAAGTCATTGGATGACATGGGTGCGATGTATAGAGTTGTTATCGAAGAATCAGAGTATGATGATTATGCTGCAGTAATTAATCCTAACAGATTATTAGTTTTACCTGAAGGGTTTAGAGAAAATCCAAAATGGGCAAGACGCTGTGAAGATACAGGATTGCTAGGTGGATCCATTCCAGTTCGTAATTGGGTATGGGAACATTCCATCAATGAAGGCCATAAACGACATTGGATTCTAGATGATAATATCCATAATTTTTATAGATTACATAATAATAGAAAGACCAAAATGACTACCCCAACTTGTTTTAGGGTATGTGAAGATTTTACTGACAGATATACTGACGTCAAAATGGCAGGTATGAACTATGCGTTCTTCTGTCCAGCCTCAACCAAGAGACCGCCATACTATCATAATACTAGAGTGTATTCTTGTATACTACTTGCAAATGATGTATATGGTGAATTATACTGGCGAGGTAAGTATAACGAAGATACTGATTTATCACTAAGGGTAATTAAGGGTGGATATCACACTTTCTTGTTCAATCAAATGCTATGTGGAAAAGTTGCCACATTGACTATGAAAGGTGGTAATACAAAAGAGGTATATGGTATTGACCAAGTGGGTGGCCAAGATACACGTGCAGGAGAGAACTTTGATCACAGACGAGAGTTTGCAGAGTCACTACATGCACAACATCCTGAAGAGGTTAAGATAACCCAAAAATGGGGAAGATGGCATCATCACATTGATTACAGCCAATTTCAACATATAAAACCTACAAAGAAACCAGGTCTAAATATACCTAAAGGTAATAACGAATATGGTATGAGATTAGTAAAACTAAAATCAGCAGATATAATGACAGAGCAGGAGGAATTAAATGTCGAATAATAGAGATAAATTTGTTAATTACGAGCCACAAAACTTGTTCGTACTTGATGGCAGTGAAGAAGAAACTACCCCTTATGATTGGGATGGTATGCCTTCTTTCAATCAGCCACAAGATGAAGCATACAAGTTAATTAAAGTTCGTTTTAGAAATGAAGAAGATTATCGAGAGTTTGCCGAACTCATTGGTCAACGTAATATGACACCCAAAACCAAAAGTATTTGGTATCCAGTGCTAGATAAAAAGGCACACAGTTTGGATCGTTATATTGATGAGGATCAAATGGATGAAATGGACATTGATGAAGTATTAGATTAATGAAGGTATTTATTTTACCCTATACGTTTAGGTCATTCTTTTCGTATCATAAAAGGGCATCTGGTATTGACCAAGGTGCATTGTGCCAATTAAGAGCATTACAAAGTGCTGGACATGATGTAAGGTTATATAGTGCGTTTACAGACTTGCACGAACACCTGGATGGAATTGATTATTTCAAAGGTGAGATACCAGAAGGTATTGATGTAAAGGACTACGAGAAGTCCAAGAGAAGTGCAATTACAAATGATATGATTCGATCCATTAGAGAGTTTAATCCTGATGTGATATTCTCTAATTACTTGTTCAATCATTACCCATACGAGAAGTTGATGAATTTGGATATTCCTATTGTCTTTTCATCTATGACTAATCCAGGATTCTGGTCAGACCTAAACTCAGCAGGTCTGATGAATGACTTTTGCGAACAGGGACATACCTTTATTAACTGTTCTGCCTATCACAAATCACGTACCGAAAAATTCTACCAAAGATGGCCCGAGTATAATGTTCCTATAGAAGGCACTCTGTTTTGCTCATACTCCGAAAGAGAAACTGTACAAGAATCTGATGGTATTATACGACATTGCTCCGCAGCCAATAGTGAAAAATCTACATTCTTTATCCATGAGGCATTTAATGACACTGATATCAAGACAGAAGTATATACCGCCTTTAATTACCTAAACAAGAACAGCAAGAACGGCAGGTATATCGACAAGAATATGACTCAGTTTAAAGACAATCCCGATCGAGCCATTAGACTTAATATAGACCATGGGGAAATGGTTAACGAGATAGGCAAGTCATTGTGCACGTTCGTAGGTCTTGCTACGTATGATACCTTTACTATCACTTCATTGGAATCTCTAAGTAGAGGCGTTCCTGTATTGGTAAAGAACTATAAGGGCCAACATCCTGCCAAAGAAATGTTACCAGATGATATGAAACAGTTCGTTCATATATTTGAAAATAAGGCAGACATGCACGCCAAGGTAAAAGAATGGTCAACACTTACCTTATCCGACAGACAGGCAATTGCAGATGCTGCATACAGCATGACAAGTAAAGATGCCTATACCAATAACCTCGTACAAATTTGTACGAACGCCATAACAAAATATAAAAATAATGCAAATAATGGTTTACATTTAAGTCAATTTATGATATAATATACTATATGATATCGGGTACACTATTTAAATCACTCTATGATACTGCCACGGTCAACAAGATTGACTTCGAGGACTTTTCTCAGTTTGAACAAGTGCTCTATAAATTGGCAGGTATACCAAGAAAGAACAAGACATCAGCATACTTGATGTCCCCAGCATCCTATCTGGATAAAACCACCCGAAAGAATGATAATGTTACCAAGTGGGGCGGGTGGTGTGCTGTAGACGTAGATGAATTCGTAGGTGATTTACAAGAATTCTTAAAACATAAATGTGGTAATTATCACTTTGTTTGCTACTCTACAGCATCTTCTACTAAAGAAACCCCGAAATTTAGATTGGTCTTTCCAGTAAAGAGAGAAATCAAACGAGAAGAAATCAAGCACTTTTGGTTTGCTCTAAATACAGAACTAGGAGAGATGGGTGATA